GGTCTGATACTGCTCGCGGAATTTACGGCTCTCTGTAAGCTCGTTGATGATTTCATCCGGCACATTGGCGTATTGCGCGCGAATCTTTGTCTCTAGCTCCTGCTCCTGCAAGGCTTCTCTGTACTCGGATTCCGTTTTAATCGGCTTGCCTTTCCACTCATAGCCCTGCTCGGCTATCCAAGAGTCGCGGGCTTCCTGCTTGGCCTCGTTCCGCGCTCTTTCTACCGCTTTTTCATAGTTGAGGCCCTTCTGGATATGGGTTACGGCCTCCTCATACGGTAGGTCGATTTCGCGATGGTTATATTTGACTTTGATACTTGGGGGAAGTTCGACCGGTTGAGTTATGGTGGACTCCTCGGCCTGTTCTGTGGTCTGCTCTTGGCTTATTTCCTGCTCCTGTGTGTCCTGTGTCTCTTGCGTGTCTTGGGTTACTTCCTCACTTTGGTTGGTGAGTTCGTCCATCTGAAATCTCTCCTTCGGCCATGGTTAGCCGTTTATTTGCCCAGTTTTTAGCCTTATGGCAGGGCATTAAAAAAGCACTCCGGAGAGTGCAGGGGTTGGCTAGCCTATCAACGCTAAATATTTAAATATTGTTTGTGAAATGCAGTCAACAGTGGCAAAGTCGCCATTATCTTCTGCTGTTTTTTGCGCTCTTTTAAGAATTTCTATCTGTAGTTGTATTTCATTTTTGTAATCCGGCATTTGGGTATCACCTCCTATCGGGAGACTGCTTGGGAGTGAACGGCGGGAATCGAACCCGCTTGACGGGGGCCACAATCCCGCGCTTCACCATTAAGCAACGCTCACGCTCAAACAGTCTCTTGTGTGGCAGGGCAATAAAAAAGCCGCTTGCGCGGCGGCGATTGGTTTGGTTATCTTACATAATTTAAGACCTTTGTCAGTATTTCGCATAATTCTAATGCCACTTCTTTATACTGTTTGCCCGTATAAATATCATTGTCTTTTATTTCTTTTATGTGTTGCTCTGTCTTTTGTACCATTTCGTTAATCTCTATCGCCCATAATGGCAATTTATCCATTACATTTACCCTCCTTAATTTTGGAGGGGGCCGGTGTTCTCCGGCAAAACCTCGGTTTTAACTGTCCACGTCCCACCCCTCGCATTTAGACAGTTATACTCCCTGGGTACCCGCCTGACCCATACATATAGTGCAAATATATTTTTATCAGGTCGGATCTCCAACCATAAGTAGGGCTATTGCCCTATGTTCAGCATAGGTGATCACCTGCCTTTAATGCGCGCAATCTCTCACCGATGCGCTCAAGTGCTTCAAACAACCACAACCAGGTATTGGTATTCATAAAAGCACCTCCTAGCAACTCTAACGCGTTAGTACAACCTTATACCCTCGCGCTCAGCACAAAGGTATCTGTAGTCAGCAATCCACTCTTTAAGCCATTGAATTAGCTTCATGACTCGCCTCCCTTGCTTGGCACAAAATCCCCGCTCATCCTCTGGATTGTATCCATGTTGAGCGCGGCAATCGCCAAAGCCTCATAATATGAATCCGCGTGGTGTATTGTCATGCTGGTTTGATCCTTCATCCGGAAGGTAACCACAAACGAATCTATGTCGTGGAAGTTTTCTTCCATCCAGTTAATAAGGCCGTTGACTGCGCCTGGGTAGATTCGCTTAACTTCTGGTGCTGTCTCATATTTGCAATCACATCCCCAACCGGTAAACCATCCGCTGCCATCCTCTAGTTCTATGTGAGTCTTGACCATAACTGCTTTACAATCGAGGCAAATAGGCTTATTGTTCACTTTATTTACCTCCTAATTCAAGTTATCCCATTCTTTGATTAACTGAATAATCAGTTTAACATTGATATTTACACGGTCTATGTGCTGTTCGAGTAAGGGACTTTGAAGTACAAGAAGTTGATTAATCTTTCTTAAGTGCCCTATCTGCTCAACCAGTATTTGAGAAAACTCTTTTTCTTGCTTTTCGATTTCAATACACGGCATTAATAATTACCTCCCTAACCTACCTTGTTGCGTACTATCTGCGCCACCTTTAAGGGTTCGTTGAGATTAGTTCCTGCGTAGTTGTCACACTTGGGATTAACGCACACCATAGTTAATTCTGAATAAATTTCTACGCTACCCACTTCGCTAGATAGCTTGCTGTTGGAAATCATTAACGGGTTGTTGCATTGAGGGCACTCCATCTATCCCACCTCCTACCATCATTGATGATTCCTGCTGAATTGCCGCCTGTAGCTCAGGCGATAGCTTGCTGACAAACTGCTCAAAAGCCTGCATCAGTTCTTGTTGCTTGTTCTGCATTTCCTGTTGCTCCACCTCGTCAATTAAGCCCTCTTTGTCGGGTATCAGGCCGTTATAAATGCGATTAAGGTACTGCTTAAAGGTGATTAGTTTTTGCTGTAGCAGGTTGTCCAAAGTCATTATACTGGCCTGCTCTGACCATTGGGTTGATGCTCCTACATCAATCTTGAGACTGAATGCAGTCTGCCCATACTGACTACCGTCAAACGGCACCTGCGCTATCTCGGTCTGCTGTGTCTCCGGATTGGTCTGCTCGACTGTCAGCATCCGGCTAACATTGTATTTGGTCAGCCAGAAGTCCATCCAGATTAAGCCAATATCCTCTTTGTACTGAGCAAACCGGCGCTTGTTGGTTGACAGTGGTAAGGCAGACGCTTTCTGCAGGGCTATAATCCCGGCTGCCGTCTTGGTTATTGAGTTATCGCCCAATGCCGTTTCGTTGGCCCCGGCCATGTCTTTTGTGGTCTGCACAAGCAAATCAAACAGGCTTTGCACCTGTGCCGGTAGTCCCTGAGGTTGAAGGAATTGCGCCGCACCTGACACTTCGCCATCGACCGGGATAGCCTTGGTTATGTCGTTAGTCCATGCGTCTATGCGATTGCGGTCATAGATCGCCTTGGGCCACGCCATGAGCATCGTCCAGAGTATCATCGTTGCCATGAGTTTATTTATGGCTATATTGTTGGGTATGAGTTCGGTCGCCTCTGCCTCGCCATGGCAGCTATTCTTGCGCGGTGTCCATTGCAGGACCGCTACAGGATAGCGATGTAAGCCAGTGTCCCAATCTTCCCGGATGACTACATTGCGGGTTGACCGTCTGGCCCATATGGTTTTAATGCCATAATCAGCCTCGGGTATCTGCCCCTCACTTACCCACATCTTGAGCAATACGGTGCAATACCCGCCGCCCTCGCCTCTCTCGCTTGGCTCCTGCTTGGCTCTGTCGCCTGCCCTGTACTGGGTTTCATCGTCTGGCATAATGCCCTGTGCTTCGTGCTCATCCATACCGTTAGCAATAGCTTCAGCCTTTACATCCTTGATCAGCTTGCGGAATGACAGGATGATGTAAGGCTGCAAGGGTCCATTTTTGTCATTTGGTCGCGGGTCGTTGGTGTTGCCGGGGAAGTAGCAGACATTGTCTATCAACTCCGCTACCATATCGCCTTTGACCTCTGCGCCCCACTCATTAAGCCCGGCATTAATTGAGTCGTCCCAATAGTAATAAATGATGCCGTCACCGGAGAGAGCCGCGTCAAAAAGCCCCTGCTCGTCAAGGCTGTCCTGCTTCAACCGCTCGGCGGTGGTGCGGGCATAGTCGTTGAGCAGCTGCGCCACTTCCTGCAGCCCGGCTATCTTGTCCGGGTTGTTGGGGTCGTAGTTGGCGCTGTTCTCGGCGCTAAACTGCATGGTCAGCATGTCCGACATGATTTGGCTGACTTTCCAATTGACGATCCTTTTCGTCACGTTGAGGCAGACTTGCGGCAGCCCACCGGTGTCTACTCCGTCCCAGTGATGCCCAGCGTAAAAGCGTTCGTTGCGGTTGGTCGTGGCGAATAGATTCAGACTGCTTTTATATTTGATCCCCTCAGTATAGAGATCCCAATCTGCCGTGTTTTCGTACAATTATGTCACCTGCCTTTCCTCGGGCAAGAATCCGTCATATGCCATCATGTTAGCGTGGCCCTTTAGCATCTCCGCTGTGGCCGGGTCCGTCTTGGGCGGCGCTATAGCTTCCTTGACCGCCTTGACCGGGGTTAGCTTGGGCGGGAGCTGGCCCTTTGCGGTCTGCATACCCAGGCGTAGGCCGGTGCGAAAGCCTAAATATAGGCATAAAAACAGGAGAATCGCTTCTCCTGTTGCTATTAATGCGGTTGTCATTTCCATCCTCCCTTGAAAAATGATTCTGTCACCGTCACGCCCTTGTTCTTCTCGGCCTGCTTGCGCTCGAAGTCGAAGTTGTAGTGGGGCTCTTTCTTTTTGACCTGCTCCCGGTACTTCTGGCACTCGTAATTCATGGCATATCTAACAGCATCAATGCTGTGGTTGTCTTTGTCCGGGAAGTTGGCTTTAAAGTTGCCCTGTGCATCCTTCTCCAGTTCGTAATTTAGAAACTCTCTGGCCGTTTCCGGGCATCTGGTATCATCAATTATGATCGCTTCCAAGTCTTGCAGGAACTTAATGCCGTATTCAACACTGTCCGGGCCTTTCTTGACCGGCACTATCCTCATGCCGTACTGCCTTAACTCGTTTATAGTTCTTGGCTCGGCTGAGTCAGCATATAGCGGTTGGTTGTCTTTGTTCTCGCGGGCGACCTCGGTGTATACTAGCCGGTTGGATGCGCCCACGGCATAAAACTCATGGTAGATAAAGAGTCTTTTGAATTTTCGATTATAGGCACAAACGACATAGGCCAATGGATCAATAGCAAAGCCAAAATCCAAGCCCCGGCGTATGACCTCAAACCCTTTGATTTCTTCGTCTGATATTGGCCGGCATTGAACATTTGCAAATACCTCCCCGCCGGTTCCGGTTATCTCGCCCATATATTCGTGATTATAAGCCGGTTCGTTGACCTCTTTAAGATGCTCAGCCTCAATGATAAACTGCTCCCCCAACCATTCGCGGGGGACGCTCAAATAATTGCTGTGATGTATGAACCGGTCTGGTCTGGTTAACTGCGTCTCTGCATTTACCCAATTCGTCAGGCTCTTTGGCGGGTTGTAAGAATAAAACACAATGAACTCAGGCCCACCGCGAAGTAAGGACTGGTTAATCATGCGGATCTCTTCCATGCCGTTAAACTCGTCTAATTCCTCATACCAGAAGTATTTACAATAGCCCTTTGCAAAGGCAATGGACTTAATCTTTCTGGGGTTGTCTGCGCCCCTGAAAAGAATCTTCTGACCGGTTGGGATATAAGTCATAACAAGCTGGGCCTGGGGGATATGCCAAAACCTTTCAACGCCCAGGATATGAATAGCCCATACCAACTGCTCAAATACTGAGTCTTTTAGCGTTTCTTTAACTTTGCGCAACACCGTGGCGTTGGCTTCCGGGTCCTTCATTATGCCCAGGATAATCTCAATTGCTATGAATGAAGATTTAGCAGAACCGCGTCCGCCTTTGAGCCAATAATGGGTATGGGTGCGGCTCTTTATGTCCCGGTGTACTTCTCGGAAAGATGGTGCGATTGTGTCTGATAATCGTACTTCCATCAGCAATCATCCACGATCTTTACGCCGACCTCGCCGCCCAGGTTAAGGTTGTCTGTAAACAGGCCGTACCTCTTGCCCAGCAGCTCCCCAGCCTTGCTCCTGTCTTTGACTGAGGTTTCAAGCCCCAGCTGGTCAGGGACTTCACCGCGCATCACCTGGGTAAGAAACTCCAGCACTTCATCCTGGGAAGCTATGCGGGCGTTGTCCTTGGAGGCTAGTCTTTCTTGTATATAAGCTTTAATCTCAGTATTTCCAAGTAACTTTCCTCCGTTGGTGGCAGCTGCTTTATCACTTTTGCACTTGGGATAAGCGCGCCTATAGCTTTCGGTGGCATTATCAGTCTCAATATAATAATCAGCAAATGCCTTTTGCCTCTCGTTCATTGGCTCTCACCACCATATATTTCAATAGTTCTATCGCGTTCTTAAACTCCAGGGTTTGGGGAACTTTCTTGCCCTTCTCGTTTAGCACCCAGAAGGTAAGTTTGTGTCGGGCATAGATATTATCAAATGTCTGCGAATATCTCTGCTCCTTTATCAGCGTTACCTC